GCTACGATCTATGCACTAAGCACGGATCTCTCCGAAGCCACAGACTTCGGAAATCTGACTGTAAGCAGTCAGATATGGCAGTTTTTAATAAAACTGTCATCGGTGCACGAAGGTTTTCCTCGTGCACTGGCTGTACTGGGCAAGACCCTGTACAACGGGAAACGATTCTTTTTCGTTCCTGACCAAGCTGGTAACTACCAGCTGGTATCCAGACGAAGAGGCTGGATGATGGGTGACATGATGACGAAGGTCATCCTCACCATCGCTCATGATGCAATATGCCGCATGAGCCGCCTACAGGTGTACTCACTTGTAGGTGATGATGAAATAGCACTCAGTGCATCAATTCATCAGTTGTCGACACAGATCGACAATCTTCAGACAATATTTAAGGTGTCTGAAGAGGACACGTACATATCGTGTCACCTCGCATTCTATTGCGAGGAGGGGACTCTAGTGCCGCAAAGGGCATCGTCCTCCAACCACGTTCAAATGAAACGTGGTGAGGAGCTATCATACTTGGATTACCCAAGGTTCAGGCTCCTCCTACCCCAGATATCTGAGGTAGATGCCTACTCGATGAGCAACTCGGGTAGGTTCGCGCTTCTTGGCAAAGAAGCGCGCTGGGTTGACAACGTCAACCCAAAGGCGCGCAAGTACTTTACTCGCGCGTCTCTCCTGCAGCACATATTGGTGCCGCAGGAGCCGGACTGTATCAGTCCGTACGTCCCCATAGAGATTGGGGGCGATGGGGCAATGCCCCACTCTCCAGGCTTCCTGGCGAGGGTCGTTGCGGACAAATCCCGCAACGCCAGGGAGGTCATGTACAGAATGGCCTCCCTCATGTCCGGTACGACCGGACATCGGTACGTGCGGTCGGACCGCACGGACAAGGTGGTGCATAAGCACCATCTTTACCTTCCAAAAATGGAAGGGCTGAGGGAACTGCTTCCCTCAGACTCCGTGATTAAACCAAACACGGAGGAGGGGCTGCTGCTATTGCGGTCCCTGAAGGTGGACAACATATGTACACCTGAGCGAGCTTTCTTCAAGCTCGCTAAAGCGGCCTACTACAGGGCGCTTCTGGCGGGCTTAGACCCACCAGAGCCGACATTCTCACTAGAGAGGAGCTATTCGGCTGGACATACGGAGGACCCGTATGTGAACTTCCCCGACTTCTTAGAAGCGTGGAAGAATCCTGGTTTTGTATTCCAGGATAGCTACGACTATTTCGTAGACATGGAGGCCTTAGGTCTCCACAACCCAATGCAATTGGGTTGGCGTTTTGGGCCAACGGCCCAAATACGTTCTGGGGAACTTTTTTCCCAGTGGGTGAGGGACAACCTCACCCTGGAAGACCAGGGTCTTCCGGATGTTTTGGACTCGATCCGAAACATGCGACCACTACCAGATTGGGTAATGGCGAGACTCAATTTATACATTGAGTCCGACAACTACATCATGATGCAGTTGCGGAACCGGGATACAATCCCCCGGTTCATCCTTGTCGTGACGCGCGACAAGAAACTCTGCATACGTATGCAGAGATGGTTGACCGCGAACGGTCATACCTCGAACATCATATTGTTCGATCCTGCCATCTACATGATGGGTAGGCTGAC